AGCGAGACGCCGACCCTCGTCACGGTGGGAGCCGACGCGCTCGTCGTGCAGAGCGGTCCGCGCCAGTGGTTCGTCTCGACGAGCGGCAGCGACTCGAACGAAGGCAAGACGCCGACCGCTCCCTTCGCGACTCTCGCGCAGGCGCTCTCGGTCGTGACCGCCGGCGACGAGATCCTCCTCAAGCGCGGCGACAGATGGCGCGAGGCAATCGTCGATACGACGCTCGACGACATCACGATCGGCGCATACGGTGCCGGCGACCTCCCGACGATCGACGCTTCCGACGACGCGAAGGTCTGGACCTGGACTCAGGTCGGCGCGTTTTCGTACTACACCACGACTCTCTCGGCCGGCCTGCTTGCCGTTCTCCAGAACGCGGCGTATGCCGGCAAGATCCATATCGGCGTCTACGTCGACGGCGTGCAGCTCCTCCAGAGCTCGAGCTCGACGATAAACACTCCGGGAACGTACTGGGTCGCGAACAGCGGCGCGCCGAACTACACGCCGACCGGAGAGATCCGCGTCCACATGCCGCTCAGCAATTCCCCCTCGGCCGGCACGACGACCGTCGACATCACGGTGCGGCCGTTCGGAATCGCGCTCCGGGACGGCTGCACGATCAAGGGCGTCCGCACGATGCGTCAGGCCCACGACGACGGGTCGATCGTCCTACAGCGCGACTCGCTGCTCGAGGACTGCGAGTGCAACGACGGATCGAAGCACAACTGCTACGTCGCGTCTGGATTCATCCGGAACGTGCTCTGCTACAACGCGGACAAGCGCGGCCCGGGCGAGTCGGGAATGAACGGCGCGACCATGTTCGTGTCGTACTACAACGACCCGCAGACGTTTTCGGTGACTTACGAGCGGTGCCGCGCGATCATGCCGGGATACAAGAGCGGCTGGTCTTCGGTGAGCGGCGCGATCACGGGCTTCTACAATCACGGGCAAAGCACCTCATACCCGTACGGCCGCGTCACCTATAAGGACTGCGAGGTCCAGTCCTGCGACGTCGCGTACTCCGGCGACTGGAAGAACGGCCTGATCTACCGATGCAAGGCGATCAGCTGCCTAACCTTCGCGCTCGGAGGGAGCACGAACGCCTCGACGAACACCTACGTCATCGAGTGCCGCTCGAACCTCGTCAGCTCCGACTTCTCCTTCCCGGCGACGCCTGGAGCCCGGGCGCTCCAGCTCACGACGCGGAACGTCTACCTCGACAATTCGCAGTTCATCCAGCGCACGGCGATGGACTGGTTCGTCGACTCGAATCCCGGCCTCGATCCTGCTAGCCAGACCGCAGCGGTCGTCGCGTACGACGTCCGCTACTGCACGTTCCTCATGGCTCCGAACTCGCGCGCGAACGCCGAGGGATTCATCAAGGTCTGGCCCGGTCAGTCGCTCACGATGGCGAACTGCGCGCTCTTCGCCGACGAGGAGACTGATACGACGACTCCGGTCGGAGCGCCTGCCGTCTCGATCCACGCGGCCGCCGGCGGCAATCCTGCCGCGACATACGTCGGGAACGACAACCTCTACCACGCCGGCTTCGTGAGCGGGACCGCGCGTCAGGTGCGCTTCCACTATCAGGGTACGGACTACTTCAGCGAGCCGAGCCCGACCGGAAACGGCAGCACCTCCGCACTCTGGGACAGCAACTCGGCCGGCGGCGGGACAGACGGAACTTTCGACGGATCGGCAGATTCCGGTCCCGTGCTTCCGCGCTCGACGCGCCTGCCTTGGGACGTCGGTAGTCTCCCCCAGATGGCGTTCCGCGGCATGACCGACGGCGACTCGCCGGTCTGGGACGAGCGCGTCCGCTACCCTCGCACGTCGTGGTGCGCGATCTCCGGCTACGCCGGAGGCGTCAATCCTCCGGTGAAGGTCTACGGCAGCGGTCACTTCCCGCGGAACCACGCGAGCGTCCTCGCGATCTTCGACGTTCGACCATGAGCTTCAAGACCCTACCTCGCGAAGCCGGGATCACCGACGACTCGGTGACGGTCGCCAAGCTCAAAGCGACCGGGACGCCGTCGAACACGACCTTCCTCCGCGGCGACGGCCAGTGGGCGACGCCTGCCGGCGGCGCTGGCGGCGTCTCGGACGGAGACAAGGGCGACATCACCGTCTCGGGCTCCGGCGCGACCTGGACGATCGACAACGGCGTCGTCTCTCTCGCGAAGCTCTCGGCGACCGGAACTCCGTCCGCGTCGAACTTCCTGCGCGGCGACAACACCTGGGCAGCACCGGCCGCCGACGCTCCGGTCGGCGCGCAGTACCTCACGCTCGCGGCCGACGCGACCCTCACAAACGAGCGCGTCCTGACGGCCGGGAACCACGTCACCCTTGCCGACGCGGGAGCCGGAGGCGCGGCGACCCTCGACTGGCGATACAACTACGCGAAGCGGCAGACCGTCTATTCCGAGATGGTCATCATCCAACCGTGGGTATCTCAGGCGAGCGGGACATCCGCAGCGGTCTCGAGCACGACGACGGGCCTCTCGGATGCGGATCATTTCGGAGTCGCCCAGGCGACGACCGGGACCACGACGACCGGCCGCGCGGCGCTTTCCGGAAGCACGATCGACATGGTGACCTTCGGGACGATCGCGAGCCGCATAACCGGCGAGTTCAAGCTGCCGAACCTGAGCGACGCGACGAACACCTACACCGCGTTCTTCGGATTCAACGACAGCTACACCGCGCTCGGAGTCGACTCGATCGTATTCACCTACACGCACGGAACAAACTCCGGCAAGTGGCAGGCGCATACGCGCTCCAACTCGACGACGGCCGGCGGCCAGGATACCGGCATCACGGCGGATACCAACTGGCATCGCTTTGACATCGAGGTCAACGCCGCCGGCACCGAGGCCAAGTTCTACATCGACGGCACGCTGACGAACACGATCACGGCGAACATCCCGACCGGTACGGCGCGCGCGACCGGCATCATCTGCGGGATCGTCAAGTCGGCCGGAACGACGGCTCGCGTGATGAACATCGACTTCCTGGCGTTCGAGAGCGAGGTGAACCGATGAGGTGGGCGATCCTCGACGAGAACCGCAGGGTAGTCGCGCTGGTCGAGCAGGACGAGCGGCCGGCGAATGCCGTCAAGGCGTTCGATCCCTCCGCTGCCGTCGGGAAGTACTTCGACGGATGGAACTTCCGCGCGCCTTCGTGGACGGCGTACCAGTTCCTCCTTCGCTTCACGGCATCGGAGCGCGCGGCGTTCCGCGCAGCGGCTGCAGGCGATCCGGCCGTCGCGGACTTCCAGCAGCTCGCGCAGGCGGCGCAGGAAATAGTCGCCGACGATCCGATGACGGTCGCCGGCATGGACTATCTTGTCTCCATAGGGCTTCTGACGAGGGCAAGGGCCGACGAGATTCTCGGCGGCTGAACATCAAGGAGAGTGAGCGATGGAATACCAGAGCCAGTTCCGCCAGGACGAGTTCGTCGACCGCCTTCTCAACGTCGACGGCGGCACGTTCCTCGACATCGGCGCGGGCGATCCCGTCCGGTTCTCGAACTCGGTCTACCTCGAGCGCGTCCGCAGCTGGCGCGGCATCTGCTCGGACCCGGGCTTCGTCGAGGAGCATAGGGCGCAGCGGTCGTCGATCGCGTACGGCGACGCCTTCCGCATCCCGTGGGCCGAGGAGATCGAGGAGGCCGGCCTCGTCCGCGACGGTGCCGTCGACTTCCTCTCGCTCGACCTCGAGCCGCCGGACCTGACGCTCGCGATGCTGATCCTGCTCCCGATGGACCGCGTCCGGTTCCGCGTCGCGTCTGTCGAGCACGACGCGTACCGCGATGGCGGCGAGTACAGGCGAGACCGGATGCGTAACCTGATGGTTTCGCGCGGGTACGACTATGTCTGCACGATCGACGGACAAAACGGAATCAGCTACGAGGACTGGTGGGTGCATCCGGAGTTCGTCGACCGTGATCTCGCCGTCAAGGTCGCGGAGGCGGTGTGGCGATGAAGACCGAACTCGTACCCATCGACTCGCTGACCTTCGACCCGTCGAACGTCCGCAAGCACGGCGAAAAGAACCTCGCGACGATCAAGGCGAGCCTCAACCGATTCGGGCAGCAGAAGCCGATTGTGGTCGATGCGAACGGCGTCGTCCGAGCCGGCAACGGAACGCTCGCGGCGGCGAAGGCGCTCGGATGGAAGGAGGTCTCCGTGGTGCGCTCAACGCTCGCGGGCAGCGAGGCGACCGCCTACGCCATCGCGGACAACCGGACGGCGGAGCTCGCCGAATGGGACGACGACGCGCTCGCGCAGACGCTCGCGGCTCTTCAGATCGAGGACGACGCGCTTGCCGAGGCGACGGGATTCGACTTGAGCGAGATCGAGAAGTTGACGGCTCCGACCGAAGTCGAGGAGGACGAGGTTCCGGAGCCTCCGGCGGACCCGATCACGAAGCCGGGAGACCTGTGGACGCTCGGTGATCATCGGCTGCTCTGCGGCGACTCCACAAAGGCCGAGGACGTGAAGCGGCTGATGGCGGGCGAATCGCCGTTCGCCATGATCACGGATCCTCCGTATGGAGTGAAGCTAGACCAGTCGTGGCGAGACAAAGCACTGGGCGACAAGGCGATGGGGCCAGGGAACAGAAACGTCGTGGCGAACGACGACAAGGCCGACTGGACCGAAACGTGGTCCTTGTTTGGGGGCGACGTGGCCTATGTCTGGCACGCTGGCAAGTTCTCGGACGTGGTCATGGCGAGCTTGCGAAACGTTGGGTTTGAGATCTGCCAACAGTTGATCTGGAACAAATCCGTGATGGTCATGGGGCGGAGCGACTACCACTTCAAGCATGAGCCATGTTGGTACGCGGTCCGAAAGGGGCGGACGCATGGCTGGATCGGAGACCGCAAGCAGACAACCGTCATCGACGCCAAAAGCCCGAATCACATCATGTCGGGATCAGACGAAGAGAAAACGGATCATCCCACGCAGAAGCCGGTTGAGTGCATGGCTTATCTCATGCGAAACCACGATGGCTCTGTCTACGACCCATTCCTCGGATCCGGCACCACGCTCATCGCTGCCGAGCAGCTCGGCCGCAAGTGCTACGGGATGGAGATCAGCCCCGCGTACTGCGATGTCATCGTGAAGCGGTGGGAGACGCTGACCGGGAAGAAGGCGACCCGTGCCGAATCCTAAAGCGAACATCGACGCCGCCCAGGTCGAGGCGCTCTCGCGCATCGGATGCACCCAGGACGAGATCGCAGCCGTCCTGAAATGCACCGCGCGCACGCTCCGCAACCGATTCTCGAAGGAGATGAAGGCCGGACGCGAGCAGATGAAAATGAGCCTTCGGCGCTGGCAGTACGAAAAGGCGAAGGACGGCAACGTCACCATGCTGATCTGGCTCGGCAAGCAGTACCTCGACCAGCGCGACAAGAACGACACCAAGGTCACGGAGGAGGTCGTGACAATCGAGCGCATCGCGCCGAAGCTCGGCCTCGCCGACACGGCGTGAAGGTCCGCGTCCCCGCGCTCGAGTCCGTCCTGCACCCGTCGCAGCTGACGGTCTACCGGAACCTCGCGCGATTCAACGTGCTCGAGATCGGCCGACGCTGGGGCAAGACGACCTTCGGCATACAGATCGGGATCGAATCCGCCATACTTGCAAGGAAGTGCGGCTGGTTCGCTCCGTCGTACAAGTACCTCGCCGACCCCGTGCGCGACTTCGAGCGCGCCCTGGCGCCGCTCATCTCCCGGCACGACCGGGTCGAGAAGCGGCTCGAGCTCGCGACCGGCGGGTCGATCGACTTCTGGACCCTTGAAGACCCGGACGCCGGCCGCAGCCGCTTCTACGATCAGATCATCGTCGACGAGGCTGGCTTCGTGCCCGGTCTCCTCGACTGGTGGAACAACGCCGCGCGCGCGACGCTCGCCGACCGGAAGGGCCATGCTCTCTTCCTGGGGACACCGAAGGGCACAGGCGACTTTCATCGTCTCTACCTTCAGGCAGAAGGCGACACGTCCGGCCAGTGGAAGGCGTTCCGCATCGGGTCGATCGCGAATCCGCACCTCGACACGGACGAGATCGAGGCGGCGCGTCGGTCGATGCCGGCCGAGGTGTTCCGGCAGGAGTTCGAGGGCGTCCCGGCCGAGGACGGCGGGAACCCGTTCGGCCTCGACGCGATCCGCCAGTGCGTCGGGCCGATGTCGGTCGCAGTTCCAGAGGTCTGGGGCGTCGACCTCGCGAAGTCGAGCGACTACACGGTCGCCGTCGGTCTCGACAAGGCCGGCTCGGTCTGCCGTCTCGAGCGATGGCAGGCACCTTGGACGGTCACGCGCGAGAGGCTCGCGCGCATGATCGGGAACGTGCCGGCGCAGATCGACTCGACCGGAGTCGGCGACCCCATCGTCGAGGATCTCGCGCGCGTCTGCCGACACGTCGAGGGCTTCAAGTTCACATCGCAGACGAAGCAGCAGCTCATGGAAGGGCTTCAGATCGCGGTGCAGACGGGCGACATCCGCTTCCCCGACGGATGGCTGCGGAGCGAACTGGAGGCGTTCGGCTTCCGATACTCCGGAAGGACTGTTCGCTACGAGGCGACGGTCGGACACGATGACGGCGTCTGCGCGCTTGCGCTGGCCGTTCTCGCTCGGCGCAGTCGGAAGCCTCTCGTCCTCAAGGTCATCTAATGAATCTTATTCAGCGATTGACGGCGGCATTCCGAAGCGGCGGCGGCCTCGAGCAGAAGGCCGTCAACAACGACCAGAAGTGGCTCACGACGTCCATGTCGGTTGTGCGAGGTCAGGACGGCGCGAAGCGTCCCGACTTCAACTACCGGAACGCGGTGCAGCTCTACCGTTCGTGGATCTACGCGGCGGCAAGCCTGAACGCCGTCGCGGTCGCGTCGGTGCCGCTGCGGCTTTACGTCCGCACGGACGGAGCGGGAGAGAAGCTTTTCCGCTCTCGCGCGGTCTCGCGCCGGCAGAAGGCGTACCTCGCCGGCGACGCGCGGCAGGCTCCGAGCGCGCGAGTTCTCCGCAAGGCGGCCGAGTTCGGCGACGACTATGAGGTCGTGACCGAATCGCACCCGGTGCTCGACCTTCTGAACAAGGTCAACCCGTACATGAACGGATTCGACGCGACCGTGCTACGCGTCCTCTGGGGCGAGCTGACGGGCAACGCGTTCTTCCATCCGGTGATCGACCGCGCGCTCGGAGTCCCGGTCGAGCTCTGGCCGATGCCGCCGCAGTGGACGGAGATCGTCCCGGGCAAGACGGAGTTCATCGACGGCTACGTCTACGGCGCAAGCCGCGAGCAGCGCAAGGCGTTCGCTCCCGACGAGGTGATCCACTTCAAGCGTCCGAACCCGGGCGACATCTACTACGGGCTCGGCAAGCTCGAGGCCGCGTGGGGCGCGGCGATGGCGAATGTCGCCATGAAGGAGATGGACCTCTCCTTCTTCGAGAACAAGGCGCGTCCCGACTATCTGCTCACGGTGCAGGGCGTGTCGAGCGAGGAGGAGCTCGAGCGGTTCGAGGCTCAGATTCAGGAGAAGCTCCGCGGCACCCGCCGGACGGGCCACTTCCTGACGAGCAGCGCGCAGATCGACGTGAAGCCTCTCGCGTTCCCGCCGAAGGATCTCGGCGGCCGCGAGGACATCGTCGAGGAGATCGCCGCGGTGTTCGGCGTCCCGGTGTCGATGCTGAAGGCGAACGACCCGAACCTCGCGAGCGCGACGACCGGCTTCGCGCAGTGGCGCGAGACGACGGTGCTGCCGCTCCTGCGGTTCGACGAGGAGACGCTGAACCAGACGCTCATGCCGCTCTTCGGCATCGAGGGCGACGCGTTCCTCGCGTACGACAACCCGGTCCCGAGCGACAAGCAGTTCGAGCTCACCGAGCGCCAGACCTCGCTCTCGGCCGGCTGGCGCACGGTGAACGAGATCCGCGAGGAGATCGGTCTCGACCGCATCGAGGACGTCCACGCGGACATGCTGCACTTCAACGGTCAGCCGCTCGGCGGCGTCCCGCAGCCGGTTCCGTTCGGAGCAGCCGCTCCGGTGGCTGAACCGCCGGCGACCGTCGACGGGCTTGCCGGACCGCTCGACGACGCCGAGGACGACGAGCCGTCGCTCGAAGCCAAGGCCATCTCCTCCGACTGCATCGGCGACAAGATCCCGAAGCTGATCGACGAGGGCTATGACCGCGACCAGGCGATCGCGATCGCCTACTCAATGTGCGCCGAGGGCAAGTCCGAGGATGACGCGAAGGCCGAGTTCACGCGGCGCGTTACCACGCGCAAGGCGCTCAAGGCCGAGGTCGGCGAGATCGACACCGTGCCGCCCGCGTCCGTCGCGGAGAACGCGCGCCGCGCGCTCGACGTCCGGGCCGAGAAGCCGGAGTCGCAGCGCGGCATGACCGCCGTCGGCATCGCTCGCGCGCGAGACCTCGCGAACCGCACCGCGCTCTCGGAGGACACCATCCGCCGCATGGTCGCGTACTTCGAGCGGCATCAGTCCGACAAGCAGGGCGAGTCGTGGGACGAGCAGGGGAAGGGCTGGCAGGCGTGGAACGGCTGGGGCGGCGACGAGGGCTGGTCGTGGTCCAAGCGCAAGGTCGAGGAGTTCGACCGGGCGCGCGGCAAGAAGTCCTGCGGCTGCGGTTGCGGCGAGAAGCGCACCGTCTCGCAGAAGGCGCTCTGGGAGCACCATACCGCGCCACTCGGCGGAATCCGGACCAAGGCGAGCGAGAAGGACGCCGAGAAGGAACTTGAGAAGGTGAACGCCGTCGAGGCAGCAATCAAGCGCGCCGTCGGCGGCGTGCTCGACGCGCAGATCGTCGCGGTCATCGCCGAGATGCGGAAGGCTGGCGCGGTCACTCCGGTCGTCGTTCGCCGCATCCAGACGCTCATCCGCTCTAGGTCTTGGAACACCGAGATCACCGAGGCGCTCGCGCCGATGCTGAAGGAGTCGCTCAAGACGGGCGTCGAGGTCGGCCTCGGAGCGGTCAAGCAGGCGGCCGCCGGGATGCCCGACCCGCCGCCCAACATCGAAGACCTCGTCTCCTTCTCTCCTGCTCGGCCCGAGCTGGAGAAGTACGTCGAGACGGAGTCGGTGCGCCTTGCCCAGCAGGCCGCGACCAAGGTCAACGAGTACACCTCCGTCCGCGTCGGCGAGCTGCTCGGCGACGGCATCCAGAAGGGCGAGACCGTCGACGAACTGGCGACCCGCGTCCAGGACTGGGCCGCGAAGAACGAGGACGGCGAGCGCCTGAGCGAGACCAGAGCCGTCACTGTCGCGCGAACCGAGGCGATGCGCGCCATGCGATCGGCCGAGGTCGAGGCATGGAGCGCGACCGGGATCGTCGAAGGGAAGACATGGCTGCTCGCGCCGGACCCGTGCGAGTTCTGCGAGGCGGCCGCGAAGGCGTTCGGCGACAAGGCGATCGGCCTCAACGACTCCTTTTACCAGAAGGGGACCGTGCTCACCGGGACCGACGGCGGCTCGATGACGCTCGACTACGAGGACGTGCAAGGTCCTCCGCTGCACCCGAACTGCCGCTGCTCGATGCAGCCGAAGCTCCCGGCCGAGCTTGAGGCGATCGTCGAGGACATCACCGACGAGGAGCTCGAGGCCGAGGGCGAGCGGCTCCTGATGGAATCGGAGAGGAAGCGATGACGACCATGATCCGGAAGGCGCTCGACGCCGACATCTCCGCGAGCGCGAAGGGCTTCACCGCCGTCATCACGAGCGAGACCCTCGACCGCGACGGCGAGGTGCTCATCCCGCAGGGGATGAACGCGAAGGAGTTCGAGCAGAACCCCGTGCTCTTCTGGAACCACGAGTACGACAAGCCAGTCGGGCGCGCGGTCGGCATCAAGCGCCGGGAGCGCGACATCGTCGGCGAGTTTGTCTTCGCGAAGAAGCCGGACGGCTACGTCGGCGAGTTCTTCCCCGAGGTCGCCGCGGCGCTCGTCGGTCAGGGCATCGTCCGCGCGGTCTCGGTCGGCTACGTGCCGGAGGACGGTGGTACGCGCCGGCCGACGGAGGTCGATCGCAAGAAGTACGGCGCGTCGGTCTCGACGATCTTCTCGCGCTGGAAGCTGCTCGAGGTCAGCCTCGCGCCGCTTCAGGCGAATCCTGAGGCGCTCATCACGGCCGTCAAGAAGGGGCTCATGTCGCCGGTCGCCGCAAAGAAGTGGTTCGGCGTCGAGGCTCCGAAACGGACGCTCGTGACGGTGGCGATCCCCGCGCCCTCATCCGTTCCGGCTCCTGCTCCGATTGATGCTTCGGCCATCGTGCGTCGCGAAATCGCGAAGCGCGCCGGCCGCATCTACCTCTGAGTCTCGGCTGGCCTACGGCGTCGCGCCTGCAAGCCTGCCTCG